ATGTCGCGCTTCATTTCGCCGGTGGATACCGGCGAAATGAAGCGCGACATCCAGATCAAGCGCGAGCGTGATGATCGCGGTGTTATGTCCGCGAGGTATTCCGTGTTCGTGCGCACCGGCAAGAAATCCCGGCTGGCCGGTAAAGGCCGGAACGTGGGCAAGGATTCTTTCTACTGGCGTTTCGTGGAATTCGGCACCGCGAAGATGGCGGCACACCCGTTCATGCGGCCAGCCTTTGAGCACAAGAAAGAGGCCGCCGTGCAGGCCATCCAGGACAAGCTGGCCGACCGGATCGCCATCGAGGTGCAAGGACTGAAGCGATGATCGAACAATCCCTCTTCACCACGCTCACCGGCCTGGTCGGTGGCCGAGTCTATCCGATGATCGCACCGGACAGCCCGGTAACGCCGTACATCCTCTACCAGGCCATCGCCAACACGCCGGAGGTGTGTCTGGCCGGGAATATCCCGATCAGCAACACTCGCATCCAGATCGACGCCTACGACAAGACCTATGCCGGCGTCAAAACCCTGAAAGCCGCCATCGACGCAGCCATGCTGGCGGCGACGTTCCAGAACGTGCCGCTGATGCAGCAAGACCTCTTTGAGAACGAAGTGAAGCTCTACCGAATCCAGCAGGACTACAGTATTTGGAGTTGATTTAGACCCGTACCAACCGACCGCCGAAAGGCGGTTTTTTTACGCCCAAAAAGGAGTATCACCCATGGCATCAACCGCTATTTCCGCCCAAGGCAGTATCGTCAGCATCGGCACCGCAACCGGCGCGGCCAAGAACATCACCGCCATTTCGGCCACCAGCCCTTGCATCGTCACCAGCACGGCGCATGGCCTGACTAACGGCGACATCGTCACCCTCGCCGCAGTCGGTGGCATGACCCAGCTTAACGGCAACACTGTCACCATCGGCAACGTGACGGCCAACACCTTCGCGCTGGTCGGCATTGACGCGTCCGCCTTTACCACTTACACCAGCGGCGGCACGGCAACGCCCGTCACTTGGACGGCCATCGGCAACGTCAAGGACTTCAGCGGCTTCGACGGCGCTGCCGCCGTCATCGACGTGACCAACCTGTCCAGCACCGCGAAAGAAAAGCGTCTCGGCTTGGTGGACAACGGCCAGTTCACCATGAACCTTGACCAAGACAATTCCGATCCCGGCCAGATCGCCTTGCGCGCGGCGCGTACTGCCGGAACCATCAAGAATTTCAAGCTGACGCTGCCCAACGCCAACACCGCATCGTTTTCGGCCTTCGTACAGAAGATTTCCGACGCGGGCGCAGTGGACGGCATCGTCAAAAATGCCTGCACGCTGATTCTGTCTGGCGCGGTCACCCGCGCTTAATCCACTTCCCGGCCCCGCGCCGGGGTAATCCCCCATGAAAAAATCCAAAGGAAAATTACTCATGACATTGCTATCCAAAGCCGAAATCCTCGCCGCCAACGACCTCAAAACCGAAGACGTCACCGTCGAAGAATGGGGCGGCATCGTCCGCATCAAAGGCCTATCCGGCACCGGCCGTGACGCCTTCGAAGAATCGCTGTTTACCGGCGCCGGAGTAAACCGCAAGCAAGACCTGCGCAACATCCGCGCCCGCTTGGTAGCCGCCACCCTGGTCGACGAGAACGGCGCCCGCCTGTTCAGCGACCAGGAAGTCGCCGAGCTCGGCGCAAAATCCGCCGCAGCCCTTGGCCGCTGCTTCGACGCCGCCCAACGCCTCAACGGCATGTCGCCGGCAGTACAGGCCGAACTGGGAAACGACTCCGAGCCAGCCCCGAGCGGCGATTCTACTTCCGCTTAGCGCTGGCGCTGGGCAAGACCGTGGCGGAATTGCTCGCCACGGTATCCAGCCTGGAATTATCCGAATGGATGGCGTTTTACCGGCTGGAACCGTTCGGCGAAACCCGCGCCGACCTGCGCGCCGGGATCATCTCAGCCACCCTGCAAAACGTCATGGCGGGCGGCATCGACGGCCAGGCCGCGCAACCGTCCGACTTCATGCCGTACCAGGACAAACCAGAGAACGCACCGCGCAATGCGGACGGCGCCATCCTGGACGCAGACCCCGAAGCACAATCTTCATTACTCATGGCCGCCCTGTTTGGCATCGCCCCCGGAGAATAGCAAATGTCGTCACTCGGACAACTGGGAAGTTTGGTCATCTCGCTAGAGGCCAACATGGCCTCATTCCAAAGCGACCTTGGCCGTGCTTCGCAAGTGGCCACCGACGCGATGGGCAAAATCGAGGCGGTTGCCGGCATGGCAACCAAGGCGCTAGGCGTGCTGGGCGTGGCCGCTTCGCTGTTGAAGTTTGAAGAGGCGATCAAAGGCTCTATCGAAATGATGGACAACCTCGACAAGTTGTCCAAGAAGACCGGTGTGGTCGTCGAATCCCTCTCGGCCATGAAGACAGCGGCGAAATATTCCGAAGTCGGCATGGAGGAGGTCGGCAGCGCATTGCAAAAGTTGTCGAAGAACATGGTGGATTTCGACAACGGCAGCGGCAAGGCGAAGGGCGCTTTCGAGGCGCTGCATCTGTCTGTCCGGGACGGCGCCGGGCAATTCAAAAGCGCCGATCAAATGATGCTGGAAGCAGCTAAATCGCTCGACCAATACCGCGACGGCACCGCCAAAACCGCGCTGGAAATGCAATTGTTCGGCAAGGCCGGTGCGAACCTCGCCGGGTTCCTGAAAGAGCTATCGGAACGCGGCCTGGACAATGCCAAGGTGACGACCGAGCAGGCCGCCATGGCGGCAAAATACGAGGACAACCTCAAGGTCTTGTCCAGCACATCCAAGCAATTCACCAATCATATCGCGCAAGAACTGCTGCCCAGCCTGGTGGAAATCAGCGGGGCGATGGCGTCAGCTAGCAAAGAAGGCGGCAACCTGTACGCCGCCTGGATCGGTTTCGGCGGGCTGGCGTCAAAGGTCTTTCAGCCGGTCACTGTCTTGCTGCTGGGGATGGGCAGTACGTTTATGGGCTTAGCGGCGGACATCAACGAATGGCTGGCCAAAGTCACCGGCGGCGATGTGTCGGCGCGTTTCGCCGCCGAAGCGAGAAAGCAACGCGACGAAGTGCTAAAGATTTACCGCGAGATCAACGCGATAATTTCCGATCCGCCGAAGCCGCCGAAACTGCCGGAAATCCCCAAGAAAGACGCGCCGACCATCGGCGCGGGCGACCCGGAAGCCCTCAAAGCCTATTCAGCCTATCTCACCGCGCTCGCCAACGCGGAGGCCGTCGTCCTCGACGCCTCGATCAGCTACGCGCAGAAAGTCCTCGACGACGCGCTCGCCCACAACCTGGTCAGCTACAGCAATTATTTCCTGTCGAAAGCGCAGCTCGATGATAGCGCCGACCTGATCAAAGCCGACAAGCTGCGCGCAGAAATCAAAATCGAAGATGACCTGATCGCCAAGCACCAGGCGCGCGGCGCAGCCGAAGAGAAAGTCCGCTTTGAGGCGATGGCAAAACGCGCCACCCTGCAAGGCGCCCTCGACGCGATGGAAGCAGCGACGCTCGGGCGCAAACTCCAAGACCGCGAGAAGGAAACCGCCAGCTACAAGTCCATGAACGACGCCATTATGGCGAACTGGGCCGATACCGTGGGCAATATGGGGCAAGAGGGCGCGGTGTTGACGGAACAACTCAATCGGCAGCTTGCGACCGTCATCCAGCAATTTGAGTTGATGGGTACGGCGTCCGGCGATGCCACTGCCAAGATGCTGCGCGATTGGATCAGCGCCCGCGCGGCGATGGCGCAATCCGCCGCCGACTGGTCGCGCGCCAATCAAGACCTTGCCAACCAGGAAAAGCAAAACAGCATCGACGTCACCGCCGGCATCCTTACCCAATGGGAAGGCCGTCAGAAGCTGATGCAAATCGAAGCCGACAACATCCCCATTCTTCAAAAACTGGCCGATGTGAAGCTGGCGGCTGCGCAGGCCGACCCCAGCAATCTCAAATTGGCGTCAGACGCCCGTCAAGCCGCGCTCGCTGTTGCCGACCTGACCGCCAAAATCAGCCTGCAAAACCGGGAATTCCAATACGGCCAGCGTAGCGCCATCCAGGATTACTTCGATTCCATCAGCAACGGCGCGAAGCAGGCGCAGACCCTTTTCGGGGATGCGTTCAAGGGGCTGGAAGATGTCATGGCCAACTTTTTCAAAACGGGAAAGTTGAGTTTCACCAGCTTCATCGACTCCCTGAAAGCCGACCTAGCCCGCCTGGCTGCGCAAAAGTTCATGGTGCAGATCGTCGCGGCAGTGACGGGCTCCGGCGTGGCGGGAATAGCCAGTGCCGCCGGAACCGTAGCGCAATCCGGCACCGGCATCGGCGGCTGGATGAGCGCCAGTTCGACCCTGAAAAGCGGCTATGACGCTTTCACGGGCGGCATGTCGAGCATGTACACCAATGCAGCCACCTCGTCGGTTGGTCAATCGTTGGGGCTGGGCACAGCGAACACCTTCATGGCGCCGGTATATGAAAACGGAGCACTTGTATCCGCCGGCTCGGGACAGGCCGCTGCTGTCACCGAGCTAGGTGCTACGGTCGGCACCGCGCTGTCCTATGTCGGTGCTGGCCTGGCCGGGATTTCCCTCGGCAGCGCCATTGCGGGGGACAAAAAAGTATTGGGCCTGGACGGCACCACCACATCCGCCATCGGTGCTGCGGTGGGTGCGGCAGTATTCGGGCCGATTGGCGCATTGATTGGCGGCGTTGCTGGTGGAATCTTTGACGCCGCTTTCGGTTCAGGCGAGCGCCAAAGCGGCCCTGGAAAATTACAAGGCACATTCAATAATTCCGGTTTTTCCGGTAGGTCGGCACGGGATTGGCACGAGGACGGCGGATGGTTCAGCAGCGATAGCAATGGCACGGATTACGCCGCGCTTGCCCAGCCGCAACTTGACGCCTTCAAGCTGGTCACAACCGGCTACGAATCCCAGTTCAGCAAACTCGCGGGCATCATCCAGAAACCCATCGACACCTCGGCCTGGACATTCTCCATCGACCAGGTGGCCGACAGTGCCACCGCGCAAAAGCAAATACTCACCGACCTGGCTAACGCGATGGGCGCGCAACTCATCCCCGAGTTATCGCAGTTTCAAAAAACCGGCGAATCGCTGGCGGACACGGCACTACGCCTGTCCGACGAATTCACCATCACCAATAACCTGCTCGACTTGCTCGGCAAGCCTGGGGGAGCGTTCGGCGCAGTCGGCATCGAATCCACCGCAGCGCGGGAATCGCTGATCGCCCTCGCTGGCGGAATGCAAAATCTGGCATCCATCACGCAAGCCTACTACACGAATTTTTACACCACAGCAGAGCAGGCCGCGAACAGTTGGAAACAGATGGACGCGGTTTTTGCCTCCCTCAACGTCTCTGCGCCGAGGTCGCGGGAAGGGTTCAGGGCATTGGTCAGCGGCCTGGATTTATCCACCGCATCGGGGCAAGCGGCCTATGTGGCCCTGATGAACATCCAGGGTGTTTTTGCCCAACTCACGCCGGCCATCGGATCAGCGACGTCGGCGGTATCCGGCGCGACGGACTCCGCCAAAGCGGTCTCTGACGCCTTCGCCGTCCTGCAAAAATCGGTGGCAGCCGAGCGCGCCGGCATCACCAGCCAATACAACGCCTCGATACAGGCCACCCAGACGGCCATTACCAACCTGTCCACGTCGGTCAGTAATCTGTCAGCGCTATCCGCCTCGCTGAAAAGCGCCCTTTCCAGCCTAGCCATGCCCGGAACCGAAGCGGTTGAACGCTCCGTCGCCCAAGCGCAGATTGCCACGGCGCTGGCTATCGCCAAATCCGGCGGGCCGTTACCGCAAGCGGCAGACCTGCAAAATTCGCTCGCCATCGTCGCCAAGCCGAGTGCGGCATTGTTTTCAAACTTCACCGATTACCAGCGCGACTTCCTCAAGACCTCCAGCGACATTACCGCCCTGTCGACTATCGCCGGGAGCCAACTGACTGCCGGGAATGCGCAGCTTGACGCGCTGAAAGCGCAACTCGACGCGACCAAAACCGGCTATGCCGACAACATGGCGCGGCTCGATGGCGTGCTGTCAAAAGCGCAGTCACAGATCGATGCGGCCAACGGCACCACGACCGCCGTGATGTCGGTGCGAGATGCCATTGCCAATCTGGCCTCGGCGCTAAGTCTTGCCCCGACAGCGGCTCGTCAAGCGACGGCGGCGACGGCAGCGGTCGCTACCGGCGCCCTGGGATCATCGGGATCAGCAGAAAACCCAAACGCCTACGCGCACCCGTCGGGCGTCAACGTCAACGATGCCGCAGATTCTGCGCTGGTCGCAGCCGCCAAGGTGGTTTATCAGTCCACCCAAAACGGGGTAAGCACCGCCCAATTTAATGCTGCCGCCGCCGCGCTGGGGGTCAGTCCGGAGGGAATATATGCGGCGGTTGGGTACAACGGAAGCCCCAGCGCCCTGCGCCAAATCTACGGCTTCGCATCCGGTGGCGACCACCAAGGCGGCTGGCGCATAGTCGGAGAGAACGGCCCGGAGTTGGAATCCACCGGCCCCAGCCGGATTTACAGCAATCCGCAAAGCAAGTCGCTGCTGGATCAAAGCGCCCTGATCGATGAGATCAAGGCCATGCGCCAAGAGCTACACGAGGCGAGGTTAGCCAGCGCACCGACCACCAAGGCTATCGCCCGCGTGATTGACCGCTGGGAATACAACGGCCTCCCGGCGACGAGGACATAACGATGCAAGTCATCAATCCCGTTGCTATCACCCCGGCGATGCTCGCCAGCAGCAGCGTGCCGGAAACCGATTATGCCGCCTGGGTGGCTGGCACGACCTACGCCAGCGGCGCTCAGGTGATCGTTGCCGTCGACCACAAGATTTATCAGTCCCTGCAGAACGCCAACACCGGCAATATGCCGAACCCGGCCGCATCGACCGCGTGGTGGCAAGTGATCGGCTCGACCAACCGCTGGAAGGCGTTTGACGGCGCGGTGGCCAACTCGACCAGCCAAGCCGCCAGCATCCAGTATGTGCTGACGCCGGGGATCATCAACAGCATCGCGTTCCTCGGCATGGATGCCGCCAGTATCAATGTCACGATGACCAATGGCGGCGTGACCGTGTACAACAACACGCTCAATCTCACCATCAAGAATGCTTTCGATTGGTATCAGTATCTTTTCTTTCCCATCCTGTACACCACTGACGCGGTGTTGCTGGACTTGCCGCCGTACTTGTCGGGGATCGTCACGATCACCATCACCAAGACGGGCGGCACGGCCAAGGCGGGCGAAATCGTCCTGGGGCAATATCGTCCGCTCGGCATCACGCTGACGGGAACCAAGGCCGGCATTGTCGATTACTCCACGGTGACGCGAGACACCTTCGGCAATCCGACGCTGGTGGTACGAAATTTCAGCAAGAAGCTGACGGCGGATTTCTTTGTTGAAAATTATTACATCGGCGAATTGCAGCGGGTGCTTGCTTCGTACCGTGCCACGCCGGTGGTGTGGATCGGCGACGCGGGCTACACGCCGACCATCGTTTACGGGTTTTTTAGGGACTTCGAAATCACCATGAATGGAACCATGGAAACCAAATGCAGTATGCAGATTGAGGGGCTGACATGACCACGATCACCGCACTACCCAGCGCGCCAAGCCGCGCATCCAGCCCGGCGACATTCGCCACCGACGCCGACGCTTTTGCCGGTGCGCTGCCGACGCTGGTCACGCAGATCAATGTGGTTGCCGGGGAAATCAATGCCAACACGACCACGGCAAGCAGCGCGGCCACAACGGCCACCGCACAGGCCGGGATTGCCACCACCCAAGCAAGCCTGGCAACGACCAACGGCGCAGCGCAGGTGACGCTGGCCACGACCCAGGCTGGGTTGGCGACCACCAACGGAGCCGCGCAACTTGCGCTCGCTACGATACAGGCCGCTGCTGCCGCCGCCAGTGCATTAACCGCCATCAATGCCCCAGGCACCAGTGCCAGCAGTACCACCTCGGACACCATTGCGCTTGGCACAACGACGATCACGGTGCAAACCGGAAAAAGTTTTGTAGTCGGGCAATTCGTCGTCATGGCATCCACCGCCAGCGTAACGAATTACATGGTTGGACAGATCACGGAGTACACCAGCGGAACAGGCAGTCTGACAATCGGTGTCACGGGTATCGGAGGGAGCGGGACATTCTCAGATTGGACGGTCAGCCTAACGTCACCTCCTACCGCTGCCAAGATCACTTACATCACGACAACTGGTGCCGTCAACACTATCAATAACCTCGTCAACACCACATCCGCGCCGATCACGTTAACGCTACCGGCCAGTCCCCTACTAGGGGACGCCTACGCCTTCCGAGACTCCGCAGGCACCTTCGCCACCAACAACCTCACCCTCGCCCGCAACGGCAAAACGATCATGGGCGGCGCGACCGATCTGGCCTGCAACGTATCCGGTGCAAATTTTTTGCTTTGGTTTAATGGCACTGACTGGAGGATTCTGTAAATGAGCAACCTGAGCGATTTCATCGTACCCGCCCCGCGCGTCCCGGTGGGTGCGCTAGTGCCAATCTACAGTGATGCCCTGCCGAACACCATTGTCGATGGCGTTTCCACTTACCTTAAAACCGGCGTCGTTGACGCGGCGACGACCTATCCGCTGGCACCGGCTGGTTCGTATATGGCCCAGTCCGTTGCAACACGGCCTGATCTTACCGGGAGCAACCCGGTATTCGGAGGGACGAAGTTTGTTATCCCGACCACTGACGGGGTGGTGGTGTCGAGTGACGCATTCGCATGGACGTTCGTTGCGCTCGCAGGGGTCACAAAAGCCTCCGCCTGTGCCTTTGTTAATAGCCTGTTTATAGTTTTTCAGGCGAACGGCGACAAATGTTTTACATCAACCGACGCAGTAACGTGGACTCAGCGAACCTTGCCGGTGTCAGCAGCATGGGCAGAGGTGGCGCATAACGGCACCCGCTATGTCGCGGTCAACGGAACAACGTCTGTTGCCGTATCAACTGACGCGGTAACGTGGTCATCGGTGAGCGTCACAAATATCGCCAACGGGATTGCCTACGGTAGCAGCAAATTCGTGATTGTGGGAGGTGTTTACTGTCGTACATCAACCGACGGGCTTACCTGGACGCTGCAAACAACGCCTACCCCGCCATCGGTTACAACCTACACATGGAAATATGTCGCCTGGAATGGGTCAGTGTTCCTTGCCGTTACAGACATAGCATGGGATAGCGGGTCGACTTGTTATCAAACGTATGGAATGAAATCTTCTGACGGTGTTACGTGGGCAAATCACACCCTGCCAACAACGATGCAAGGGTGGGGCTACTGGGGCTACTGCTACGGCATTGGTGTCGCGGGAGGAAACTTTTACCTCGGAGGGAGCGGTTATGCCGATAACAGAATAGGCTGGTCTGGGAATACGACCGCAGTGTGGACATCTCTGACAGGATACTACCGCCAGTATGCGGTTCCATTCCCCGCCGGTCTTTCTAAAGGGAAAATCGCCACCAACGGGGCGGTATGGCTATGGGGAGGCGGTCTTATGTCGCTAAATTCTGGCGCCAACTGGGGAGGCACTGATTTCCAGCAAGCATTGAACACGAGCGGCGCAACGCCCGCCTGCGTTTCATACGGTGGTGGCCTTTACATTAGCGCAGCATATGTCCAGCACAACAACTTTGGCGATCCTGTGACCTATGTTGGCGCGTCCAAGGACGGCGTGAACTTCAATGCGCTTTGTGTCGCGTTATCGGCGGGGGTTGGAGCAAACGCTCAATATAAATCGGCTATTTTCTTCAACGGAAAACACTGTGTCGGCGGTGCCACAAATCAGATATATACGACGGCGGATGGCATTTCTTGGGCTCAAACTGGCAGCGGCTCCACCAACACCAGCGTCCAGCACGTTGCGGGAGCCAAGGCGTTTGCCATGAAAGACTCCTACGACGAAGACGGAACTACAAATAATTCAAACTCGGGATACGCCTATACAACGGACGCTACGACGTGGGCAGGCTCAACTTTCCCAATACCTTCACCCTATGTTGTCGCTTATGGCGGAGGAAAATGGATGATGCTGGCAGGGAACGGGGGTTCCTCAACAACAGCGTACACGTCATCCGACGGAATCAACGCTTGGACGGGGGTTGGCACCTTCTCGGGATCAGGCGACAGTCGCGGCCTGGTTTATGCCTATAGTGCTTTCATCAGGTTCGGCAAGGATGGCAGCATCTCCAAATCAGCAGACCTTGGCGTGACCTGGGCCGTAGCTGCGCCGAAAAATGGCACATTCGCAAACTGTGACTGGGCGAAGTCAGACGGGTCGACAATCATCGCCGGAGCGAATAACTCGGGCGACTATTTACTGTCAAAAGACGGAACGAATTTCTTCGTCCGTAAAGCGCCGCTGAAGCAACTTAACAAATGGGGATCGATCGTCAACGGAAAAGTGTTGAGTTCGACGACTTCACCATTTGGCGTCCTCGACACATCGGGGGATTACGTCCTGAACGACCGAGCACAATTTTCCGTTGAATCCTTAACCAAGCTCGGCACTCAACTTTACATGAGGGTTTCGTGATGTCTGAAAATACCTTGATTGTTTCCGACACCGGATGGCGCGGACGGGTGGCGGTAATGCGTGGCAATGTGGTCGACAGCATCGTCGAAAACGCTCCTTTATTCGTGGGCACTATCGCAACATCCGACGCGCTACCCGGCGACGTTTGGGATGGCGAGCGTTTTCAGATGTCATCGGATCGGATAGTCGCCAGCTTGGAAAAGGCCGTCCAGGTGCATCTTGACGCCTTCGCCGCCAGCAGGGGGTACGGCGATGAACGCACTGCGCCCATCGTCAGTGCATGCAGTTACGCGGCCAGCACTCACCCGCGCTATGGTGCAGATGGCAGAACCTGCCTGGCTGTCCGCGAGGCGACGTGGGACAAGTGTTTCGAGATCATGGCTTCAGTGCTGGCGGGGTCGAGGCCGGCACCTGCCATCGCGGAATTGATCGCCGAACTGCCGGCACTGGAGTGGCCGACATGAAACAAATCCTGATCGCTTTTGACCAACTGGTCAACGCGTTGTTGTTATTTCTGCCCGGCGGAACCTGGGCTGACGAAACATTTTCCTCGCGCTGTTGGCGATGTAGAGCACAACAACCCTTCAAAACACTTAGGCCGCTCATTGATGCGGCCTTTTTTTTCGACCATGACCATTGCCGCATGAGCTTTGAATCCGAGCGGCTACGGCTGCAATCTCCCCCGGAGGAAAGATAAATGGAAGATCGACGAGAGGGCGAAGATCGCCACCAGAATAACCTGTTCGACCGTCTGCACGAACGGCTGGACGAGCAAAACAAGATGCTGGTTGAGCTTGATAAAAAGCTCTCCGCGCATCTGATTGCTGAGGAGCAGTTGGCCCCGGCAATCAACGAGCTGGCCGCACTGTGGCGCGGCTCCAAGTTGATCATTCCCATTGTTGCCGGTGTTGGCATGACGATAGGCGCGGTGATCGCGGTGTTTTCTTGGATAAAGGATCACATCAAATGACGCGCGGCGAACGCAACAACAACCCCGGCAATATCCGCAATGGCGTGGCGCAATGGCAGGGCGCTGCTACCGCTCAGCCTGATGCGGCATTCGTCACCTTCACCAATGCCTTCTGGGGCATCCGGGCGCTGAGCAAAATCCTGCTCAGTTATCAGCGCAAATACGGGCTGTGGACGATCCGCGAGATGATCGAGCGCTGGGCGCCCCCTGGCGAAAATGATACAGCGGCCTATATCGCAGCGGTCAGCCAAGAAGTCGGTGTTTTGCCGGACGATCACCTCGCGCTAGGAGCGGATGCCGCGCATCTGGAAAAGCTCACCCGAGCCATCATCCATCATGAAAACGGCGGAGTGATCTATCAAGACGAAGTAATTCAATCTGCTGCTGAGGCGGCTTTAGGAGTGACGACATGATTACCGAAATGATCCAGGCGTTAAGCGCCGGCCAGCAGTTAAAAAATAGCGAGGGGTGGAAAAATGCGCAACTCACAAGTAACGCCATCGCGGCTGTCATGGCTGGCACACTGGCCGTCCTGTCTCTGGTCGGCTTTCACCCGGCGATTACGCACGAGCAGGTTCTTGCCATTGCTGGCGGTGTTGCCGCTGTGCTGGGCGTGTTCAACGCTTACGCCACCGTCGCTACCAGTGCAAAAATCGGCCTGCCGTCCAGCAATGGAAATTCTGACGCTACCGGAAATACCCAGCCACCCGACATTGGCTGACCGTTTCGACGGACTGGTTATTCACGTCACCTGCAAGATTTACCCGTAGCACAACCAACCCAAGGAGCCATGCCATGAACTTTTTTGCCATCATCAAACTTGCTATTCAGCTTATCCCCATCCTGCAAGCCATCATCATCGCCATTCAACAGGCCTTCCCGAATTCCGCCGGTAGCGACAAACTGGCGATTGCACGAACCATGTTGCAAACAGCGGCACAGGCCGCGCCGGATATTGAGGCGGAATTCGAGACGGTGTGGAAGCTGGCGGAACCGCTGATCGCGTCCATCGTGTCGGCTTACCATTCGGATGGAACGATCGCGGCGAAAACGTAGTTTTAAGGTCAGGCCGCCATTTCCTCTGCGATTTCGCAGTGGATCACAAACCCTGTCAGGTAGGGCAAGCCGCGAGGGATGCCGTAATCGCGGCTGGTCGCCCGGCCAATCGTCCAACCCATCCACGCCTGCGTAGTAGCGGCAATCGCGGCCTCCAAGGTGAGCCCTTGGTAAAGGCCGTTCTGTACCGAGTCGGCAAAGTGGCGTCCATGGCGGCTGTCGAGGAAATCCCTGGCTGATTCAAGGGGCTGGCAGGTGGCGTTGGAAATGGCGGTCATCGCGATGGGCCAGGCGGCTTTGGCGTGTTCGTTCATCGTCCCGGTGAAGCCCCAGGATTCGTTGGTGGTAACGGGGATTTGTGGGTTGCTGTTCATCTTCATCTCCTTGGCGTTGATCGTTTCGACAACCGTAGTAACGCTCTTCTGGGCATCAAAGACAAGCGGAATAAGAGATATTTACATATCATTCACCGGTTGTTAGGATAGCCGCACTAAAAACCAATCCACAGGAGCACCCCCATGAACAAAACCGAGCTGATCGCCGCCATTGCCGCCAAATCCGAACTCACCAAAGTGGATGCCGGCAAAGCCGTGGATGCCCTGCTGGAAACCATTATCGACACCGTGGCGAAGGGGGATGACGTGTCGCTCATCGGCTTCGGCGCTTTCAAGGCAGCGACACGCGCCGCCCGCGAAGGCAGGAACCCTAGTACCGGCGCGACGCTCAAGATCGCAGCGACCACCGTGCCGAAGTTTACCGCTGGTGCTACTTTCAAACAGGCAGTGGCCGCTGCCAAGAGTACCGGCAAGAAGAAGTAACCTACGCTGCACAGGGCGGCGTCCTGCCGCCCCGATCCCTCATGCACGGCTGTCGTATTACCCCAGCACCTGCAACCAATTCTCACGTTGCCCCTCGAGCAGCCGCTTCTGATCCAGGGAATGTTGTCTGCCTTGGTCGTCCTTGAGCAGATAAAGAACCTTGCCCCGGAGTTTCGTGGCGCCGGTGATGGTGTACGCGGTACCGGCGAAAGTGACTTTCCAGCCCGTCTGAAGTTTGACGATCATGATCTGCTTCACTGTGCCCCCTGCTCAATTCGATAGACCCGGAGGCCGCTGTTTGTCCCATCGATTTTCTTGGAAACAATGATGAGCCCGAGCTTTTTCTTGAGCGCGCCGGCCATAGTGCCGCGCACGGTGTGCGGCAACCAACCCGTCACCTCGCAGATCTGGGCGATGGTGGTGCCATCGGGGCGTTGGAGCATCTCGATCACCGTGGCTTGCTTGCTGTATGGCCGGGTGCGGGGTTTGCCGTCGTCACCGCCCTTGAGCTGACGTTGTCCGGCAGAATTCTTCAATGCCTTCCAAGCGGAGCCAGCTGCAGAGACAGCGGCTTCGATCTCAAGATCGGCGGCGATGGAGTCCGTCGCTGCCAGCAGAGTTGGCGAGATTGGCGTGACCGGCGGCGCCTCACCCTTGGCGATGGCCACGGCCGTCGGCGTGAGGCGCCACTGGCCTTCAACCTGCGCGATCAGGCCACGTTGCGAGAGGCTGGCGATCATCTTGAGTTTGGCGCCGCCCTTCAATTTGAGCAGGGGTTCGATCAGGCCGTTGCTATCCAGATGAGCGCGGGTGATCAGGTCAAGCTGGCGTTCGGTCAATGCGGTGGATTTGGGTGTGCTCATTTTGAGGCTCCTTGTCGTTGTCGATGATGGGTGTCGCTGTGAAGGCTGATCGGTCACGCCTCGAAATCGCAGGCTGGGCCATGGCTGTGACGGGGTTGTGCCAATCCCGCCTCAAGGCCGATCTTGTAAGCCGCCTCCAAGGCGTCGCGAAGCGTCCAAACGGCCACCTCGTGGAAGTCGAGGCCGTCAGAGTGGCGGGTTTCCAGAGTGTCAATTTCAAGGTGCTTCTGTGCGATCAGATTCAGCAGTGGGGTGAGGGCGTTGCTCATTTGCTTCTCCTTGTGACGTCGTTGTTGGTGATGCCATGTACGCTCTACGTGCAAAAAACATCAAGCGCTATTTGATTGAAATTGATTGTTAAACATGGGGTTGTCGTCATTCGCGGCGGCTCCTGAGACAAATGCCGTAAAGGGGGATGGAGCAAACGTGTGGAACTGAAGGTTTGTGGCGCTGGTTTCTCAGGTGTTCATGCGCGAGGCCGATGTGGCGTTGCTCGCCACGCCTGACACAACAATCTGACTTAACGAGACCACGATCTCATCATCCATGTGGTGATGGGGGCGGGGATATTTTGCGTTTAGAAGCTGCGTGATTCCCCGTTTTACGTCTTTATATTCCCAATTGCACGGATACAATTTCCCTGATTTACGTTGATAGATTCCCAGCGGCACGATACTATGTGCAACTATGAACGCACCATCCCCCCTCTATCCACGGCTTATCAAAGAGCGAGTTGTCGAGGCGCTGACAGATACGCCCGTCGTTCTGATCGCCGGCCCACGGCAGGCCGGAAAGACCACGTTGGTACGCCAGATGGCTGATCAAGGGCTGCGCTACCTCACTCTTGATGATGAGCTGACTCAGTTGGCGGCCAGGGAAGACCCGGTAGGGATGATTCGTAGCCTGGATCGGGCAGTGATTGATGAAATTCAGCGCGCCCCACAGCTGCTGCTTGCCATCAAGAAAACTGTGGATGAGGATCGGCGCCCCGGACGCTTCCTGCTGACGGGGTCGGCAAATTTAATGACACTGCCCACGGTGGCGGATTCACTGGCTGGGCGGATGGAAACCTTGACGCTGCTGCCTTTGTCGCAAAGTGAGATGCATGGCACCTCAACTAATTGGCTGGACAGTGCCTTCGCAGGGCATCTGCCCAAAGTGTTTGCCCCTCTGGTGGGAGATGCGCTGGTCGAAGCGGTGTTGCGTGGCGGTTATCCAGAAGCCGTCTCGCGCGCCACGCCACGCCGGCGCACGGCTTGGGCCAGGCAGTACATTGACGCCATCATTCAACGCGATGTCCGCGATGTGGTTGGCATCGACCGGCTTGACCAGCTGCCCCGTTTTTTGCGGGCATTGGCGCAGATATCGGGTCAGATGTGCAACTACACGCAATTGGGTGGCCAGGTAGGTCTGGATCACAAGACGGCAGCCCGGTACGTCAGTGTGTTCGAGCAGATGTACCTGCTCAAGCGAGTCGAGGTCTGGGCCCGGAACAGGCTCAACCGTGTCGTGAAAACTCCCAAGGTGCAATTCATCGATTCAGGTCTGCTGTCTACCCTGATTGATTTGACGCCGGCCATGGTGCAGCAGGATCGCAGGAAGTTTGGCAATGTGCTGGAAACCTTCGTTTATGGGGAACTACTCAAGCACGCCACAACCGCCGACGGTGACTACCGATTGCTCTACTACCGCGATCACGATCAATTTGAAGTTGACGTGGTCGTCGAGAACTCGGGTGGACAATTGGTCGGGGTGGAGATCAAGGCAGCGGCTTCGGTCAAGGAAAGCGACTTGCGCGGCCTCAAACGGCTGGCCAGTATCGCTGGAGACCAGTTCAAGCTGGGGGTGAGTCTCTACGATGGCTCCGAGACTCTGCAACTGGGGGATCGTCTCTGGGCTGCCCCTATCTCGACCTTGTGGGGGCAGTAGAGTACCAACGCGCGATACTTTCCTGTCACGCAATCTGTCACGCCACCCCCATCGCCGCCGATGCCACAACCACCTTTCTCCTCCCCACCAAATCCCCCACGATATTCGCCGCCTCGATCAACGCCCCCGGCGACAGGTGCGCATAACGCATCGTCACCTTCGGATCGTAGTGCCCCAACAGCTTCTGCACCTCGTACAGCGACCGTCCCGAATTCACTAAAAAGCTCGCAAACGAATGCCGCAGATCGTGCAGCCGCACCTCCGGCAAGCCCACCTTCTTGCGGATTGTCCCCCAAGCGCAAAATATCGACACCAGTGGCTTCTTCGTCTTCGGATTGTAAAAAACCCACGGAACCGCCGGATCGCGCGGCAGCAACTGAAAAATTTCCATCGCCGCATCCGAAAGCGGAATATGGCGCGGCTTACCCGACTTCGACAGCGGCACCGTCAGAATGTGCCGATTGAAATCGATGTGTTCCCACCGCGCATCCAGAATCTCCCGCTTCCTGGCGCCGGTGTAGAGCAGCAATCGAATCACCTGCGCCACCTGCACATTGCGATTGGTATCCAGTTCATCGAACAACCGGCCCACCTCCTCTTGGGTCAGATATCGCTCCCGCGCCCCATTGTCCTCAAACGGCTCCACCCCTTTGCACGGATTGCCATCGGCCGGCAGAACATCCCAGCGAATCGCACAGTTATAGATAAACTTCATCAACACCAACCAGCGGTTGCAGGTGCCGGCAGCGTAGCCCTTGATCTTGGCCTCATGGTGCATTGTCACCACATCCGAGCGTGTGACCCGGTTCATTCGGAATTCGCCAAACAAAGGCAGCAGGTGATTGCGTAGAAGGCTTTCATCCATCCAGGCGCTGCGCTTGCGGGTATTGGCATAGGGAAGATAGCGATCCCGGACAAAATCTCCAAAGGTCGGCACATCCTTGAAGCGATGGCTCTCCACCTTCGGGTCGCCGCCCTCGATCACCATCTGCCGCATCTTGTGCGCCTTGGCGCGCGCATCCGACAGGCCGATATCCTCCGTCCGCCCAATGCGATGCATCCGCACCTTGCTTGCCGCGTCGCGGTAGCGGAAATAGTAAGTGGCGCCACCGCTGGTGCGATGTTCCAGCAGAAAGCCTTTAATCTCGGTATCGAAGTAACTCACGGCCCCGGATGCGGGCTCGCGACCTGGCAGCGTAGCCAGGAATTCGGCGGTGAGTGCTTGGGTAGGCATCGTCTTGCTCCTTTAACAACTAAAGGCCATAATACGATACAATGCACCGCAAGAGACACAAAAGGCGTCCAATAGAACAGATATATTTACCAACCAAAAAAAGACTAGTCACACTCAACCAAGGAGTCGGCCATGCTCGACGGAAGACAAATACGCGCCGCCCGCGCCATGCTGGGCTGGAGCCGGGAAGACCTGCTTGAAATCTCCGGCATCTCGATGTCGGCGTTGCTCAGGATGGAAGGAGGGCTGGCGGACAGTCGCGGCTCCACCATCAACAAAGTGACCAAGGCACTGACCAAGGCCGGCGTCGAATTCGTCACAAGGGACGATGGCGCCATCGGCGTCATCTTGAAGGCAGAGCAGGCACAAAACCCGCCTCATCCGCCACAATGAGCCGACGACCAAGTCAATCCGGAAAGCAACAAAAGCCACCCAAAGAGCAAAAATGGGTGGCTTTTATGCTTGGTGGGGCGGGTTTGGTATGAAGTTGGTAGGGAGAATTGGCTGCAAATAGCATCTATAGAGATAGGTAATGCGTCCAACCGTTTGAAACGACGCAATAAATATCGCAAGAGAGTGAAAGTCTTCCTTTTGAAGTATGAAGTTGGTCGGATATGACTAAAAAAGGCGATTCAAAAGTGGCGTAACCGTTTGATGCGTAAAGGAGTGTGATGTTGCCGCGCTATTACCCTCACTACTGGCGCGGACAGCTTCCCCGGCACCGCCAACAACGACACGTTTAATGCTGGTGTCAGCGCAACAGCGGGCGACAACACGCTCGGCTTGTTGGATGTGCTCGTTGGTGGCGCTGGTACTGATACGCTGGTTGTCACAGCCAATGTTCTGGTGGCAGATATTGCTGTTCCGGCTGCTTCGATGTCGAGCATCGAAACCGTACGCATTAGAGCTGTTGATGGTGACGGCACCGTGGGTGTTCATGCTGCGACATTTGCTGTTGGTTCGTCCGCGATCACCACTGTTGAGGCATCTGGAAATAGCAACACAACGGTGACCGCACTTAATAGTGGTTCGGCTGTTGGTATGGTCGGTGATGGTGCAACGAAGAACGGTATTCTGAGCTACGCCTACGCGACAGCAACTGCGGACCAGACCATCAATATCTCGGGCGGCACCCTGAATACCGGCGTTGCCGACATCACTGCTACTGCAAGTGCTGGCGTAACCAAGGCTACGATCAATTCGACTGGTGCTGCCAACTCGGTGGATACGATCAAGCTTGATAGCGCTGGTGTGAATACCGTAACGAGTCTGACTGTCAATGCGGCAACTAACCTTACTGCGACTCTGACCGTTGGCGATTTCGCAACCACATCGGCATTAACGGTAGCTGGTGCTGCAGCCTCAGTTAATTTGGGTACTGCTGGTAACTTCAAGACCATTGATGCAACTGGCCTCACCGCCGGCGGCCTGACGATTGCTGGCGGCACGGCAACGACCAGCTTCAAAGGTGGTGCTGGCAACGACGTATTCACCACGGCTGTCTATGCAACCCCGACCGCTGGCATGATCGCTGCGGGTGCAGGTACCGATACGCTGGTGCTTTCTTCTACAACCGTCATGGATAGTGCTGCCGAAGCGGCCTATTACACAGGTTTTGAAACTCTGCGTACAGCCGGCAACCAGGATATGTCCATCTTGGCGGGTATTACTGCCTTGGAGACGACCACTACAGCTGCAACAACGATGATGACGGCGACGCAAGCTGCGGCAGTTAAAGTGCGTGCGGATATGGCCGGTTCTTCCTTTGCTTTGGCTGATTCGTCCGGTACGTCCGATGTGCTTAGCCTGACGATGGGTACGGGTTCGCTTAGTGGTGCGGGTGCGGCAACGGAAGCGACTGACTTTACCGGCGCATTAACCATGAACGGCTTCGAGACATTGAATATCACCACCAATGCGGGTGAGTCGGCCAATGTCGCGGCAACTGCTGCAGAGAAGGTCACTCAGATCAACGCAATCACTTCTGACAAGCTGACGGCCATCAACCTGAAGGGTACGTCTGTCGAGCTGCAAAATGCTGCAACCACCAAGGCCGTTACGATTGACGCTTCTGCCCTGACCGGCAATGGCACTGTGGGTCTGACGATTGCTGGTAACTTGGTTGCGGGTTCCACTGTTACCGGTTCGGGTGTGGCTGACTCTATCGCCCTGGGTACCGTGGGTTCCACCTACAACTCCGGCGCGGGTAACGATGCTTTCACCGCTACGGCAGTAACGCAGCTCCAATCGGGCGCGGTTTACAACACCCTCAACGGTGGTGACGGTACCGATTCGCTGACCATCACTTCCGCTGGCGCCACCATGATCGACGATGACTTCAAGGGTCTGTCGAACATTGAAACGGTTACTTTGACGCACACCGGTGCTGCTGCATCGGTTACAACCGGCGGCTGGTATGACTCGGCATTCAAGACTGCGGGTTCGAACCTGACATTCACCACAGCGACTGATGGCGAAGCTGTTGCGTTTGCAGGCGGCACCTTTAGCGGCGCGCAAACGCTGTTGGTGACCACGGCTGCTGTCGGTGATACCGCAACGAACGACAACGTGACGGTTCAAACTGGCACAGGCAATGACACCGTTACGGTCACGGCCGCAAGCTGGGTAGCGGCCAATGGTGCAAATGGTCTTGTGAACATCAAGACGGGTGCAGGTAACGATACGATTACCTACACGCATGGCACACAGGCTACGACAGTAACCGCTACGGCTTCCTTTACCGTTACCGCTGGTACAGGTGCAGACGTAATCAATGCCACTGGTATCAACCACTCTGCCGGCCTGACCGATACATTCGTGATTGCCGCTGGTGATTCGCTGGTGTCGGCTTATGACTCGATTACTGGCTTCGACGTAGGTTCCGGTGCTTTGTTCTCTTCCACGCTTGACTTTGCTAGCGTCGGCTTGACCGCGTACACCGCAACTGCAGCAACGGGCTTCTCAGCTGCTGAACTGACTGTAGCTGTGTCGGCGGGTCTGGTGACGTTTGCTGGAACGAGCGCTGCTGGCGCTACGCTGGCACAGAAGATCGCTGCAGTTCAATCAGTGGTTGTGACGAATGCTGGCGACAGCGCTTTGTTCACACACGGTTCGAACTCGTATGTGTTCAACAACAACGCAACGGCTGACTCGTTGGTTGAGCTGGTCGGTGTGGCTGGAACGACACTGGTTACTGCCAACGCCACGACTGCAAACGCTATCTTTATCGCGTAA